AATGGATGAATACGAGAAAGCTAAAGAAGGATTAAAGTCTCCTGAAGAACAAGAGGCTGAGGCAAAAGAAAGAGTTCTCGCTGATGAAAATCCTTTGCGTCAGTATGGTTATAAAAAATTATTAGACGCAGGAGCGTCTTACATACAGGCAGAACAGGGTGTATTAGCAGGAGAGTTTACACCTTATGGTGGTGCTACGGCTGCCTATGATGCTGAGTTAGCGTTTAGAAGAAGACAGTATATCTTGGGTGGGCTGTTTACAATAGGAGCTATTGCAGGAACTGCGCCTCTTATTGGAGGTGTTGTAAAGTCAGGAATAAAACCACTAGCAAAAGCTTTTAGGGCAATAGGTGTAGACGAGGGCATACAGTCTCTTATTAATATGACTAGAAAGCCCAAGCTAGAAAAAAGACATTTAGTAAAAACTCCGGCTTTATCCAAGATGAAGGAGCTTAGTGACTCTTTAGGTAAAAAAATAGACGAGACAACAGAAGAAATAAAAACAATAAATGAAGAAAGATTTAAAAGTGCGAGGAAAGAGCAAGGTCTTAGAGAGCCACCATTGACAGACGTTACAGCAACACCGTTTAGTGGGACTAAAGATGTGGTGCAAAATGACCCTTTTGCTAGATTTGAATCAGGGATATACGTTCCTGAGAGTAACGCACCACTAATAATACCTAGCACAGCTTCAGCAGCAGAACAAGCAAGATTAGGTGACCCTGATTACCTTGAGAACATAACCACAGGTGGATCAATGAACGTGCCTTTAGTTAATGACCCTCTTCCCTTTAGACAAAAAACGTATCCTGCAGATGGAGTAGAATCATTTGGAGGCAGTCAATTTTATTTAACAAAGCCTAAAGACGGCAGTGAACCAATGATATATCCTATTGATGTAGTAAAGGACAGAAGTGGTTCTCCTGTTGCTATACAGGGTGTTCCTTTTTCTAGGTTTCTAACAGAGTTTTATAGTCCTTTAGAAAGAACAATTATGAAACTGCCTTTTGACGGTAGGAACATACCTAATGAAAACAATATGATCTTTGAGATAACAGATCGCACAACCGGTGCTGTAACAACAACAAATAAACCACCACTTGTTGCTAACAGGCAGGGTGCAGAAATGGGTAAGGATATAATACAGGCTGTGGATCAAGCGTATCAGGCAGGAGAAATAGGAAAAGCAGAATATACTATATTTAAAAACTTGGTAGATAATCCACAATACGGCAAGTCTTTTAGATCAGATCAACCTTACTCATTAGACGACATGGAGGCAGAATTAAAAGACATGGGCATAGGAGGTGTTAGTGCTTCTGTAATGCAGAAGTATGCTACCTATCAAAATCCTGAAGGTATACCCATCATAGATACACGATTAGGTCAACCACAACTAGAGGGTAATTTACAAAATCAACAGAGAATAATGAGTATACACCCTGTTATTGATTATAAAATAGCTACACTAGATGCAAAAAACTTACCCATAGAACAACAACAAAATATGGTGGTTAATCACGATCTTGGCCATAAAAACACCATAGCACATACACGTTTCAGTATTAATGACGGTGATGAGGGTCTTAAAATTGCTCAACAAAAATTAAAAGATTTGATAGACGAAGCAGGTGAGAGTGATTCTTTTTCTGAGTTTCACGAAGGTGTTATTGATAACTATAGAAAATTCCAAAAAGCTGCAGGAGAGGCAGATGAAGCTTACAGAAATTCGTTAAAAGATAGAAAACAAAAAGCAAGAAAAGTACTTGAAGATGTAATGGCTAAATTAGGAAGAAAACCAAAAGACGATCTCGTCTATGAACCAAATGAAGATATGTATGCAGCAGCTAGAGATCTACAAGATGCAATGGATGCTTTAAGTGATGAGTCTTATATAAAGTCACTGCCTCTTGCTGAAGATATAAAAGAACAAATAATGATAGAGGTTGGAAAGATACCCAACGCTCCTGCAAGAATAGCGTTTATGGAAGACTTTATGAAGAAAAGAGGATTTGATTATACGCAAAAAATGAAAATGCACAATTCTGTGATACGTAGCAAAAGACAGTTAGCAGACTACAAAGCATTAACTGAATACTTAAATGATCCTAACAAGGTGACAGGTAAACATCAAATGGTTAATGAGTTTCAAAGCGATCAAAAAAGATCAACAGCAGGTATTGTTACTCCAATAAAAGATAAAGATAATTTAGCATATTATTTTGGTGATAAAAATATGATGTTTAATCTTGGTGAAAATGAAGATATAGTTAATGCTTCTCCCATAGGTGAGCCTTTAAATAATATAGACATGATTCACCGTAGACTAGAACATCAGTTTAAACATTTTGTTCCTCTAAAATTAGACGAGGAGGGTGGCTTAGATATTTTTGGCGAATTAGAAAAACCCATTTTAGGTTCTACGAGAAATCTTTTAGATCATGTACAAACGAGATATAGGCTTGACCCTACAACAGCAAGAAGTCTTGACACCTATACTCCTCCATCAACTAAGTATGATATAGCCCGTGATGCCGCAGGTAGAGCCGCTAGTAGAACTGCAAAAAATACTAGAATGGAAGTAAGAGGAGCTATGAATGACATAACGGAAGCCATTGAGTCAGCACAAAAAGCAGGAGACACATATGCTGAGGCATTAGAAAGACTAAGACTAACTCCGGCATCCAAAGATAAACTCTTTACGGAGTTTGAGGATATTATAGAAAAAACAAAACAACTTGACCTTGATGCTGACCCATCCGTAGCATCGCAACGATATAAAAAGGTAGGGCCAGAAGACTTAGAAAAAAGAACTATTGATCTTATAAAGCAACATATGAAAGCTGAGGTAATACAATCAGGCGTAGATATAGACGCATTTGAAACCTATATAAAGGCAGCATCAAAGAACGGACATAAGGCAGGGGTAGATGAGTTAGATAAACTAGAAAATTTTGAAAGGTCTGCTTTTATGGGGGATATTCAAACAGAGCTAGAGATGAGCCTCGTTTCAACAATGGGAGATGCTTTGCCTTTTAAGGGAAACACACTTGATGAGTATATAGACGATGTGGTTGATAGTTTTGTGGCAGCAGCTAAGAAGCCAAAGTATCAGACAGCAGGTGAACTAGAAAGACCAGGCAAGATAAGAAGAGAAGAAGCTTTACTACAAACAGATAAAGACTTCATTAAAAAACTTATACTTACAAATATAGCCTATGCAAAAGAAAATAATATAAGTAAGATAGTATTACCATCGGCTGACACGCATATACGTGCTAGAAATTTTCACTCACTTAAAACAATAAATCCTATGAAAAGAATATATGGTGACCAAACAACAAAAGCTATCGAGGAATTAAAGAAAGAAGGGTTTAACCTAAAAACAAGAAAAGTTACAAATCTAATAAATCGCTATGGTTTAAGACAAGAGGTAGAGGCAGAAAGACTTGCTGAACCTAGTTTTATTATAGACAAAGATCAAATAGAAATAGACGTAGATGGCATTGACTACGATCCAAGAGAACAAAAGTTTAGGTTCTACAACAAAGGTGGTGACGTTGGACAACAGACAGATGACATGCTTAGTGAAGCAGAGGGTTATGCACAAGAAGGCGAAAGACTTGCTGTTGATCCCCCTGACATTGGCATAAAAGATGCTGTTAAGTTTATAGCTGAGTTAACACCTATAGTTGGCGATGCTATGGCTGCAAAAGAAATATACGATGAGCTACAGAAACCTAGCCCTGACTATTACACAGTAGGATTACTAGGAGGGTTGGCTGTGTTGGGTATGATACCTGGCATAGGTGATGTTGCTGCAAACGCTATAAAAGCAGGAGCAAGACAGTTAGGCAGAGTCAAAGTAGATCCAACAGCACTAGGTTCTAATTTAGGAAACATCAAGATAGATAAATTAGAAACACCACAGAAACGTGCAGGTAAAGGAGAGATAGGTGTTAATCCATTTAACGTAGATAATCTTGACAATCCTATGCTTATAAAAAATTACACAAAGAAAGACTTAGCTGATACAGATAATTTTGTTAGGGCTAATAAAGGTAAAAAGGGTAAAACTACAGCAGGTAATGATAAAGCAAACTTAAAGATAGATGCGCCTGTTAAAGAAGGAGAATCTGTAGCAGTCCGTTTAAATCTAAACTCTAGAATAGATAAAACAATAAAAGAAACTCGTGAAAGACCAAATGTAGCGAATAGATTGCAAACAATACATCCTGTAAAAGAAGATGGAGTCACTCCTATTTATAAAGAGTCTAAATCTTACATGGCACACGTTACATTAGAAAACGGCATGTTTGATGTGGATCAGAAACAACGTGCTACTATTATAGAAACAAATGTAAAAACACCTGCAGCGTCTATTAGAGGAACATACACAACTTCTAGGAACGTGCTTGATGAAATGGACGATTCTGTAAAAGAGCTAGGAATTAATCCTAAGATGACACATCTTTTTGTTGATATGAAGACAGGACAAGCCGTTAAAAGTTTTGATTTAGCAACTGCTTTTCGTGACAGAGTTTATGCAAAAGGTGTAACATATTGGAAAAAAAGCGAAGCACCACAGCCTAGTTTAGCTAGTGATGGTTCAGAGTTATTAAGCGAGGTTCGCTTTAAATTTAAAAAGGGTGGTACGACATGATAGAACAACAAATGGAAATGGCTTTTATGAAAGAAGGTGGTGTCCTCAAAGATGATGGCATGAACAAAGACCCTGTTAGTGGTAATGAAGTGCCGTCCGGTAGTATGGCAAAAGAAGTTAGGGATGACATTCCTGCACAATTAAGTGAGGGTGAGTATGTTGTACCGGCTGATGTTGTTCGATATCATGGTGTACAAACATTTGAAGATCTAAGAGATCAGGCCAAGCAAGGCTTTGGTGCAATGGAGAAGGACGGAAGAATAGGTGGACAGCCTGTAGAAGACGACTTTCCTATCCCTGTAAATGAATTACAAGCTTACGATGAGGGTGGGGATGTTGACACTTACGAGGAAACATTTGGTCAACCGTTTACGCCAGGCCAACGCTACGGCTCTCTAACTGCACCTGTAGGCAGAGGCTATGAGTTAATAAACTATACAAGTCCTGATGGTACACGCACAATAGTTATACCACACTTCAACGGTAAACCTATGAGTGCAATACCCTCCGGCTTTGTAGCGCAAGGTTCTACCCAAGATACAGGAACATCCGGTGTGTCAACTCCTATGGGGGACGATGAAGATAGACTAGATGCTACAGCAAAACGAAACCTAGCAACGCAGGGCAGTATGCCGGCTACAGATATGTCTGTACTGCAGGGGGGCGAAAGAACACAGCCAAAAGCACCTGATGAGTTTGCTCAAGACGATTACTTAACATACTATAATCAGACGCAAGGGATAACAGATAACATATTTAGACAAGTTCCTATCCTTGGAGATTTGGTAGCATTTCAAGATGCAAAGATAAGAGATAACGCTATAGACGCACTAAAGACAAATAGGTTTGATTTAAATCAAGAACAGTTTGATGCTATGTATAAATTAGCAACAGAACCACCACAACAAAGTTTATTAGGCAGGTTGTTTGGACAACAAGATTTTACTCCGGACGCTGAACTAAAAGATCTAACGTATGATGCGTATTCTAAAAAAGGACAAGAGACAGGAGCTATAACAACAGCAGGACTTCCTCCGGCCTCTCCTTTTAGGGCAGAGGGACTAACAAGATCTAAGTTAAAAACTATGCCTAAAAACACAGTCTTAGACAAAGGACAGGTGGATAGTTACATACAGGACATTGGAAAAGACGCAATGTTTAAAGGTAACATAGCAAACATAGCAACTAAATTAATGTTTGGTATAAGAGAAGACGATAAAGGTAACCCTGTAATGGGTAAGGGTAATGAGCCTGTGACAGCAGAGGTACTTAATAGAATAGACGATAATGTTCAGGTACACGAGCAGATACAAGACAACCTTAATAGAGAAGATGAAGATAGAATGCAGAGTGGTCAAGGACCTATGAGTGTGCAAGAAAGGTTTGAAAGACATCACGAACAGTTTACCGGATTTACAAGCTCAGGAGAGTTTGTGCCAGGATTAAGACAGGAAACACCTAGTGTAGGACTAGGAGGACAAGATAATATAGGAGGTGTATCAAGTCCCCCTCCTAGTATTGGAGGCTTTCCTGCTAATAAAGGTGGCTTAATAAACAAGCCTAAGCGTAAAGCCACCACCAAGAAGCGTACCACCAAGAAAGGACTTGGTGTTAAAACGAAGGCGACCTGATGAAAATCAGCCCCAACAAAAGGAGTAATGAATATGCCAGAGTTAGAAAACGTAGAAAAAGTAAAAGTAGCAGGGTTTGTTGATCCACGCCCACGCAAAAATAAAAACGCAGAGCGTATCAAAAAGGACGAGGAGGAACTGCAAGAACTTCTCAAAGCCAAAGAGCAAGGTGGACAACCTGCTGAAGAAGTCAAAGAAGTACCTGACGCTAAAGAGGCAAACGAAACAAAGCCGGAGGATCAGGCTCTTTCAAAAGAAGAGCTTTCTTTTAAGAAAAGATACGGTGATCTACGGAGACACATGGCATCTAAAGATAAGGAGACTGAGGAAAGAATCAAGGCTCTTGAAGATCAGTTGTCAAAAGCTACTAAAAATGAGTTGGTACTACCCAAGTCTGACGATGAAATAGCAGCTTGGGCAAAAAAGTATCCTGACGTAGCAGGTATAGTAGAGTCAATAGCTGATAAAAAAGCTAGAGAAAGATCTAGTGACCTAGACAAGCGTATGCAGGATATTGAAAAGATAAAGGTAGAGGCTGTAAAAGAAAAAGCTGAGGCTGAACTTATGAGATTACATCCTGACTTTTCAGAAATAAGAGAGGACGATAAGTTCCACGATTGGGCAGAGGAACAGCCTAAGTGGGTACAGGACGCTCTCTACGAGAATGTTGACGATGCTAAGTCTGTTGCACGAGTCATAGACTTGTACAAAATAGATGCAGGTATCACAACTAAAAAGAGTGGTAACAAGTCTGCAGCATCTGCTGTAAACACTCGCTCTAAAACTTCTCCAACATCAGATGAATCTAAGAGTTATTGGAAAGAATCTCAGATTGAGAAGATGTCGGACAAAGAGTATGCCAAAAATCAAGAGGCTATTATGGAAGCAATGCGAACCGGTAAGTTTGTTTATGACTTATCCGGTGCGGCAAGATAATAAAGTTCTTGACAAGGTATATATACTAAATATAACTAACACGTACAAACAAAGATTGTCTGACTACCTACGACAAGTATAGACCCAATCTGTTTGAAATCATGTAATCAAACATTATTGCAACTCTAAAAAAGCGTAGCCTCTATAATCGTAAGTTTGTTATTAACGCCATAACAACTTTTACAGGAGGATTTATCATGGCATTTCAAACAGTATCAGGTTACGGCAACTTACCTAACGGTAATTTCTCGCCAGTAATCTATTCGAAACAAGTACAGCTTGCGTTTCGTAAATCGACTGTTGTGGGTGACATTACTAATTCTGACTACTTTGGTGAAATCTCTAATCAAGGTGACACCGTTAGAATTATTAAAGAGCCTGAAATCTCAGTCAAACAGTACGCACGAGGTACACAGGTAACAGCACAAGATTTAGATGACGAGGACTTTCAACTCGTTGTTGATAAGTCTAACTACTATGCTTTCAAAATGGACGACATTGAGGAAGCACATAGTCATATAAATTTTATGCAACTAGCTACCGACAGAGCAGCATACAAGCTTGCTGACCAATACGACCAAGAAGTTCTTGGTTATCTATCTGGTTTTGCACAGTCTGCTATTGGCTCTGTTGCAAGCACAGCTAACTCAACCGTTAACGGAACTAAAGCCGTTAGCACTGCAGGTTCTGATGAACTTCTTACTTCAATGAAGTTAAGGAAGGACTCATTCGGAAACATCACCACATCATCAGCAGGAGATCACTCAATCCCTGTTGCTAACGTGCCAGGTGGGGCAACTGCTGTTCCAACAGCAACTGCTTCTCCAATGCAGATCGTCAACAGAATGAACCGTTTGTTAAATCAACAGCAAGTTGATACACAGGACAGATGGCTCGTTATTGACCCTGTATTCATGGAACTACTAGGTGATGAAAACTCTAAGCTAGTAAATGCTGACTTTGCAGCAGCTGACCTTAAAAATGGTTTAGCTCTACCAAGTCTAGCAGGTTTTAGAGTTTACGTTTCTAGCAACCTTCCTGCAGTAGGTACAGGACCAGGAACAACTGGCTCTGCAAACCAAAACTCAAACTTTGGTGTGATTGTTGCAGGACACGGCTCTGCCGTTGCGACTGCTGAACAACTCAGCAAAACTGAAACATACCGTGACCCTGACAGCTTTGCTGACATCGTGCGTGGTATGCACTTATATGGTAGAAAGATCCTCAGACCTGAGGCTATCGTGACTGCCAAATATAACGCAGCGTAAGGGAGGACACTAACATGGCAACTTTTGACTTAACAGCAAAATCAACCACTGGTGTTGGTGCTGACTCTATCGCAGCCCTACCGTCAAACGTAGGTACACACATGGTGAAAACCATACAGGAGTATTTGGACATTGACGCTCTTATAGCAGCAGGTAACTCTATTGCTGACGGAGATGTTTTCCAAATGCTTGAAATACCTGCAGGAACATTAGTTCTAAACGCAGGTGCTGAGGTTATGTCAGCCTTTACTGGAAGTTGTACCTTGGACATGGACTTTGGTGGTGGTGATGACATCATTGATGGTGCTGACATCACATCAACAGGGTTCTGTGCTGCAGGTTCTAACGGACAAACCAACACAGTAGTGGGCAACGCAGCCTCAACATACACTCAGTTCATCAGCACTGCTGATACCATTGATTGTACGATTGCAGGTGCTGCGGCAGCTACAGGTAGGTTACGAGTCTACGCAACTGTCATTGACTGTAATGACCACGGTGCAGTAGACAAGGCTACTGAAGTCGATAGAGACTACTTAGCGTAACACTATACATTGTTTGGGGCAGGGCAACTTGCCCCTTACATTATTAGGACAAGGTGAATGGCAAGTTTTTTATCATTAACAAATAGTGTATTAGCAAGATTAAACGAAGTGCAACTCACCTCTTCTAACTTCTCTGATGCGAGAGGTATACAGATTCAAGCACAAAACGCTGTTAATGAATCTATTAGATATATTAATCAAAGGGAGTTTCAATATCCCTTTAACCACACTACAAAGACGCAAACTCTTTCGCCAGGGACAGTAAGGTACAGCATACCTGACGATGCAAAGCATGTAGACTATAACACAGCTAGAATAGTAAAGAATAGCACACTAGGATCATCAGGTGCAAACTTAACTATCCTTCAGTACAACGACTACATTAACAGAGAAAACGTAACACAAGAAGACGAGATAGTAACAACAACACTAGCAGAGGCATTAGACGCTAGTGAAACAGAGATAGACCTCACAAGTTCCACAGGCTTTGATTCTGCAGGGACTATTTTTATAGAAAACGAAGAGATAACATACACAGGTATTAGCACTAATACATTAACAGGATGTACAAGAGGTGCTAACGGAACAACAGCAGCAACACACGACAACGGCACATCTGTTGCACAATTTGATAACGGTGCTGTTCCTAGATTTATAGTTAGGACACTAGATAATAACTTTTTATTGTTTCCATTTCCTAACAGAGCCTACACACTAAAGTACGATTACTTTGCTTTCCCTACAGATCTTTCTGCACAAGACAGTACGACAACAATACCTGCACGATTTGATCCTGTAATAATAGATGGAGCTACAGCGTATGTCTATCAGTACAGAGGAGAAACAACACAGTATCAATTAAACTTTGCACGTTTTGAACAAGGCATAAAGAATATGCAAAGTTTGTTAGTAAATAAATAC